TGTGAGAGAATGATGTCGTAGAGGTCTGTTTGTTCTTTTTGTGTTCCTCTTGCTCTATTTTCTTTTTCTTTTGCTTTTGATATTTTGGGCCCAATTGTTCTTCCAGATGAATAATAAATTCCTCGTTTTCCAAACGCATCTACAACCCTATCCATTTGATTTGTTCTCCGATTTCCAATACCACCCCAAGGAGATTTAGATTCTCCTGATGCAATTCTATCTTTTTCTTTTTGTGATTTTGTTTCAATTCTATCTAATTTTTTCTTAGTCATCGGTTTGTAACTTTCATCAAGTTGCTCAATCTCTTCCATAATACTCTCTCTCCAATCTTCACTCATATTCACCATAATGACTTCTGCTTGTTCTTGTGTTTCAGCATAACCTTCATCTAAAAGATGTGAGAGAATGATGTCGTAGAGGTCATAACTATCAGCAAGACCTACTCCTGCTATTCCAAATCTTCTACCACCCATCATCTTATAGTCATTCAAACGACCAGATATTGGTCCTGAGTTTGGACTATCCTTCACACCTTGTGCTGAATTCCCTCCACCTTTAATAGACCCAGATGATTTAAGAGGTTTAACATCAAATTTTGTGCGGGCAGTCATTCCTCCACCAGCACCACGTAAAGCAGCAGCAGTATGTCTTTGTGTCGATGGTTGTAATCCTTGTTTTGCTGGAGTAGTCATAGTCATAGCAGAATCTTTATCCAAAGTAGTTCTCATTTCACGACCAACAGAAGCAATTTTATTTGCTCTAGTCGCAGTTCCTGGGGCAGAACCTCCTGCTGCTTTTCTTTGTGCTAATTCGGCATGTTTTGCCTGAGCATTTTGCTTTGGACCAAAATCCCAAGGTTTATAATCTTCCTGATTATAATCTTCTTGGAGATAAGGAGAAGTATAAGGCCAACGGTTCAGCACGTTGTGCTCTTCATTTGCTCCCTCAACTAAGATTTGTTGAGAAAGATTTGAAATATTTTGTAAGTCCCTATAATTCATTTGCTTTTTACAGTTCTATCAAAGTATTTATAAAACTGTATCAAGTTTATAATTCGTAATCAGCAACTCGGTTTTCACATTATCTTGTGTTCCTTTTTCACCACGATGAACCATAGAATACCTCAACTTCCATTCATCTATATTATACTCTTTATAACGACTTAACAACCAATCATTAAGATTGTAAGTAATCATAAAACGATGAGGGCATTTATCCACATCATCAGCAAATCTTTCGTGTGAGAATGACGAGTGAAGTTTTCTTCCAGTTCCATAAAGGAAATCCTTAATATCATAAGGTGGGTCAAGAAATACAAACACATCATCACCCTCTGCGTTCATCACTTCTTCATAGTCAATATTAGTAATCTTCCAATCCTTAATGATATAAGAATATCGTGGAAGTTTATCAATACCAACTAATGAGAAGTTGGACCGTGATGCTTGAACTGAAAATGTTGAGTTCTCTGTAAGACCAGAATAAGAACACTTATTCATTACAAAGAACGCAACTGCTTGTTCTAATGGTTCAAGATTACCAATCGTATGAGAGTAATCATCAAAGAGTTCTTGGTGTGCGTTATCATCACCATTCACTTCTTCTTTGATTGCTCTTAGTTTATCTTTGAGAACTTGTCCGTTATCACGAAGTTGAACCCAAAAGTTATACAAGTAAAAATACTTGTCGTTGACCCAGATAGGAACTTTTGGATAGTTCTGCGAAACCATTAAAGAAATACTTCCACCACCCAAGAAGGGTTCACGGAACTCTTTGAAATCACTAGGAAACCAAGGAGCAAGAGTTTTGAGTGCTTTGCTCTTGCCTCCGGGATAACGCAAGCAAGTTTTGAGTGGAAACTGTTTCATCGGTTCTTAATCCAATCCGTGATTACTTCATTTAATACTTGAGAAATTTTAACACCAGAAGATGGAAATGTAAAGTTAGAAATATCCAAATCCAAATATACCAATTCATTTTCTGGAATTACTGTTTTAACACCATCACCTGAAGTAAAATAGTATTTTTGTGCTATTTCTCTTGTAGTAAGAGCAACTTTATAATATTTTGTATCAACAATCATCAAATAATCAAGTTTTGTTTCACTTTTGAATTTTTCAAAAGTTTCATCATTGATTTTTCCATAATAATTTTTCATTTTTATTTTGCTAGTTCCTCCTCTTTTTAGGAGATATCCTTGCCCGAATTTACCTTCTATGAATACTTTCATCCCATCAACTGTTAATTCAAAATCAATACCATCTTCATCAATATGAATAATTGAAGAAAAAGCAGGTAAGCACAACTCAACAATTCTAGAACGAAGGAAATTGTCTGCTCTACTTTTAAATCCTTTGTCAGCATATACTTCTTTTATTGCTCCAAGGATATTATTCCAATCCCACTGGATTTCGCAGACAGTTTTCAAATATTCAATGGTAATCATTTTTTGTTTTTTCCTCGGTAAGTTTCAGTTTGTGCGTGGCAGTTAGGGCATAATAAACGAAGATTTTCCAAACGATTGTCGTGATGATTTCCGTTTATATGGTCCAATTCAATTGGAGTTGGTTTTCCTCTCCATTCAATTATACCACATTCTTCACATTTATGTCCTTTTATTCCTTCGGCAATTAGACGAAGTTTGAGTTTGTATGATTGGTGATGGGAATTTTCTGTTAGATAGAATTCAATTGGTTTTTTAGGTCCAAGTTTTTTTCCTTTGCTCCATCCTTGTCCATTAGCACCATCAGCAAGACTAATACCAAGTTTTTCTATTCTTTGTTGAGCAATTTTATAATTGCCTCCTGCTTCTTTTAGACCAAGTTTTGCTAATACTTGTCTTACACTAGTAGATGTTTTTACCGCATCAATAAATTGATTATCAGTATAAGTTCTAGGTTTTCCCATAATGGTAAAGGCAAAGACATTATTATTTATAAACTTTACCTTTTAAGTGCGAGTAGGGAGACTTGAACTCCCACGGGCAATGCCCAACAGATTTTCTTACCACTATAGTTTTCACTACCCTTTCGGTTTGTGGTCTGGACTATACCTTCATCATACCTTTCGGTTTAGATGTTCCCCGTCTAGTCTCTACACCTTCATCTTACGATGCTTGGCTCGGTATTGCCATTTTACAGGTTTCACCGAATTTGAGGAATTACACTCATAAGGTTTCCCAAATGAGGCTCAATTTTCATAAGTCTGGTGTGTCTACCGATTCCACCATACTCGCTTGTATAAGACTATCATAACTCAAAGAATCACAATAGTCAAGTGTGCCGTGTGGTTGTGAATCCAAATCAAATCTTTTTGATAAGTGCCCCACTGCTCTTATCTAAAGTTTTGAACCACGGCGATGCTCGTTACTGGAATTGAACCAGTCTATATCCTGTTATGAGCAGGGCGCTATCAACCAGATGGCTAAACGAGCAGAAAAAATAAAGACCTAGACAGTCACGAGGACACCATCTTTCTTCATTTGAGAAATCATCTTACCAACACTTTCTCCAGCATTAAAAGTGTTGCGAAGTTTGCCTTTGAAACCTTCAATGCTATCACACTTGAAGACATAAAACTTATCAGGTTTGTAAGTGTAGGCAACACCAACTTCACTGGTTTCAGTATTAAAAGAAAGTTTAGCAATCGCACCAGAGGTGCTAATCTCAAGAACTTCCATCGTGCCCCATTCATTTGATTACCTTGTAATCATAACACGGATTGGGGTGCTGGGAAAGGACCTTGTGCCGGTTTGGGAAGTGGTCCTGATTATTTGCGTGTTTTTCTAACAATTGGATGACTTTTTGTTAGTTCTTTGGGATTTGGACCTCCCCATTTTTTAGGAGTTCTTTTTCTTGTATCACCTTGTTCTATTGGGGATGGAAAGATATTACTATCTGCCCAATCTGCATTGCCTTTAAACTTTCCTCCTACGTATCTTCTTGCTTGACCCCTAGTAGCATTTCCTCCACCACCTTTGGCAGATTGACTCATACCATATTGATTATCAGTTCTTGTTGTATCTAATCTTCTATCTTTTTTAAACTCGTGAGGAGGAGTTTTATGTTCTAATGGTTTCTTTTTACCCAATAAAGTTTTCTTTTGTTTGGGAGCATTAGAGGTTTCAGTATCATCAACTTCCTTCATTCCACCGTATCTAGCCATATCTTTATCACTTATATCCATCTGATGTTTGTTTGGATCTTCTACACCAGTTCTTGATCTTTTTGCTTTATTTTTTTCTGCTGGAGTATGCCCACTTTGTAAAGGATATTTTGAGTCATTCCAAGGCACTTTACCTTCATAAACATCCAAATATGTTTCTCGTGCCTCGGTTATAAACTGTTTATATGTCTTCATCTTACAACTACTTTTGTATTATTTATTCAAAAGACCTCGCATACCTGTCCTATTCACAAATCCTTCAAGTAAGTCATTGATTGATAGGACGAACCTTCACAAAGATTTCCTCTGGAACTTCACCAAAGTATCCTTGTAGCCAAGGGCACAACCACACAGGAGCACAAAGTGTTGTATCAGTATAAGTCGTTCCTTCTTCATCACCAACTTCTTTTACAAGCAGAGTATCATAATCATCTGGTTCTTCTGTATTCAAAATGATTTCCATTTGGTCATTTTCAACTGCGTGTCGTCCACTTTCAAAGTAAAAGTGCTCGTCAATTGCTTCTTCAGTTCCGTTTAGGAGTAGTTCCTGAACTGTATTATTATGGGGGTGGTCAAATGCCCACAGTCCATCTTCAAGTTTGTAAGCAACGATTGTGAGTTCCATAGTGTTCTTTGATTTCCAGTATCATAGCATAAAAAAAGACCCCTTGGTGGGGTCTTGTGCCGGTTTGGGAAGTGGTCTTAAACTTCTTATGCAATATTAGAATTAGTATTTTTCTTGGTGCCGTTCTTCACCATTAAGTTTCCACCCATAATTTTATTAACTGTTGGTTCTGGTAAATCATCCCCCCTACTATGTCTATTAATATATCCAGTAGGTGTTTTAGTTAATCCCCTAGTGCCAGCATCTCCAGATCTAGATCCCCCCTGGCGTGGAAAATTTAATACATTTGGAAAATCTTCAACAATACTCTCTCTCCAATCTTCACTCATATTCACCATAATTGCTTCTGCTGCTTCATAAGTATCAGCATATCCTTCATCAAGAAGATGCGAGAGAATGATGTCGTAAATATCTACTTCTTCATTCTTTGTCTTTCTAACGATTTCCTTTGATGCTTTTTTCTTTTCCTGTGGTGGAAGTTTTTGTGAAGTTGGTGCTCCAGGATCCTTTCTAACGATTGTAGAAACTCTTGATTGAGTTTTGTTTGCGTGATCACCAATACCGTGAGGAATGATTCTTGAAATTCTACCAAACTGTTTTACTTTTGGAACATCAACACCAGGCTTAAATGACTTCGCGTCAGTATCTTGAGTGAACTTCTTATCAGCACCATATCCACTTCCGTCTCCCTTTTCACCTGAAAGTGCTTTTTCTTTAGGAAGTGGATTACGCTTTCTAGGTTGGTATTCTTTTACACCAGGTGCTCTTTCTTCATCGAGGTCGGCATAAACACCAATATAAGCTTCGTGAAGATTGTAAATGTCTTGGGAGTTCATTGCTAGAAATCTTTTTATTATGTATTTATTTATATATTATTCCACTTTACCAGTCATAAGTCCTGTTTTGGGAGATGCTTTGGTAGATTTCTTACCAAAGATTTTCTTATAAAGTTTTCCTCTCTTTGCTTCACCAGTTTTCTTATCCTCACCAGGCATAACTGCTGTTGGTTTTCCAATTACAGTATCACCTTTCTTTGCTCCTGCTTTCTTCAAGTGTTTTGGAGTATCTTTGATTGCTTGAATAAAGTTTCTACCTCTTTCCATCTGTTGGGTTCTATCACCTTTACCAACATCACCATCTCGGTGCATAATATCTACAGTATGAACTCTTCCAGTTTTAGAAGCACCAGATTTAGTCATTTGTTTTTTCAAATCTTTCACTCTTCTTACACTTTCACTTGAAGGTGCGGATTTGAGTTTAGTCATTCCCCTTGGAGTTCTTCCTGCTGGTTTCATTTTAGTGATAAGTCTTTCACCTTTTGCTGCTCTTCTTGCTGATGAATAGGTGCGAATGAAATGGTCTTGCTTTGTGCTTCCATAATCATCATCAGTATCTTCACTATCATAAGTCGTATAATCTCTTGCTCTCTTTCTCAAATCTTTAGTGGAATACTTACCAGTTCCTTTCAGTCCTGCTTTCTTTGCGACTGATGCTGTAGTTCTTTCTTGCTTATCCATATCAGCACCACGACCACGAGCAAGAGTTGCTCTACCTCTGGTCCTTTCACCAGTAGAACTCTCTTCTAGTTCATATTCAAAACTTTCCTTTGGTTCTTTTAGATTTTTACGATAAATTTCGTTCCTTTTTGAGTCAGGAACATCTTTGTGGTCGTTCCATTTTCTCCTATATTGTCCTTCAGTTTCGTCTGTTTGAAAATCTTTTCCAAATCTATGTCTTTTATTTGATGGAACTTTTTTTCCTTTCTCATCATCGTGAGCAATCTTTAACTTTCCATATCTTTCCAAATCTCTTTCACTTGGAATTCTATTTGGGTCTTCAACTCCAGTAGAAATCCTTTTTGCTCTATTCTTTTCTCTTGGAGTTAGTCCAGATTGAAGTGGTTTCTTAGGATTATCCCACTCCACTTTACCTTCTTCTATGTCGTAAATATCTACTTCTTCTTTTACTCTACTTCTTTTACGATATTTTCCATCAGAAGAAAGTTCATAATCTTTTTCTAATTTAGTTTTTGATTTTTTTTCTCCTCTATCTTGATTTTCAAGTTCTTTAAATCTACTTACAATAGGGTCGTGATTTCTCATCACAGACTTCAGTTTTTTAATTTGAGATGCATTTTTCTTAAGCAAAGTTCCAAATCTACCTTCATCACCAGTAACTCTTCTTTTGTGAGCATACAACTTAGCTTGACGAGATTTACGACTTATTGCCCCTAACATTCCCGTATATTTATTCCCACTTGGAAGTGGTTCGTATCCTTCAACTAACTCACACTCTAAAATGAACTCTTGAAAGGTTTTCATATATCTTTTTTGATTATTTATTTGCTTCCCTTTCTTTTTCCCTTTCTCTTCTCAGTAAAGTAGACTGGAATGGTCCAACATGTTTTTCCAGTTCTCTTCTCTTTCCTGCAGCAAGTAAACTTTTACCATGAACATGTCCAGGTAAAAAATCTTCTGCTTCTTTTTCTAAATTGTGTGCTGCTGTATGTGCAATAGCAGTTCTTATTCTTCTTTTTGCTGGTGTTTTTGGTCCTACTGCGCCCATTAAGTTTTTATGATGATGTCCATGATATATACCTTCTTCAGCATCACGTCTTACTCGTTCTGCCCATTGTTCGGGGCTCATAGATGCTTTGAGTTCTGCCGATTTTTCTAATGGAGTAATATGATGAACTTCAAGTTTGACTGCAGATAACTTTCTGGCTTTTTTATTAGCTTTCTTTATATCATCTTTTGATGATAAATCTTTTATCATTGCTTGTCTTTTTTCTTCAGTTTCCTTTTTGGAGTCTTTAGGGGTAATTGCAAATCTAGGTCTTCCATTTTTATAATAACCTTTTGGTCTCAATACATAATTAATTCCATTATGTGTTTGTTGTGATATACCTTTAATTGTTCCAGTCTCTGTATATGCTTTCTCTGCATCAGATAACCACTTAGAATGTAAATCGGCATCAATTCCGTGTTTATTTGCTTCAGCAATAAACTCTCTAAAAGTTTTCATCTTCCATACCCCCTCCTGTAGTCGTATCCACCGGATTTACGATAGGCTTCCTTTGCTCTCTTATCAGCAACCTTCTTTGCAGGTGTTCTATCATTCCAAGCACGTTCAGTTTTCTCTCCTGGAACTTTCTTCTTACCACGAAGTGCTCCACCTTCTCCGTGTGGTTGTGGTACATATCCAAATCCTGGACCACGACTAGTTCCACCTTCGGTGCTATAGGTATGATGAACTGGGTCTCCAGGCATTCCTCGTCCTTGCTTAAATCTACCCATTTGTGCTTCTGGATTTGCTCTTTGGGTGACTAATTTCTCTACTTTCCAATTACCACTTTCATCCTTTCTAGCGTGCTTGGTAGTTACAGGTAAAGTGAGTGGTGTTTTCTTTTTACCAGCAACTTTATCTTCTTTACGCATCTCGTAAAGGTATGCTTCTCCTAAAAACTCTTTGAGTGTTTTCATTTTCTTACGATTTCTTGCTGGATGTGAAACTCTTCCACTGTCTAGATTTCTTTCCGCTTCTCCTCTCTTTCTTCCCCAAGTTTGCATCAGAGCAACACCAGGACTTTCAATATTTCCTGTTCTTACGAAGTCTTTAGGAGATTGTGCGGCAGATAGAGCCATCGTTGCGGCTAAGAAAGCATTTGCAGCTTTTTCTCTTTTAGTTGCTTCGGAAATCATTTAGACACAAAAAGACCTGCAACTATTTATTAGATGCAGGAGAATTAACATATGAAAGTGATTTTACAAAAAGTTCAGTAAATCTTTCTTGTCTATCTGGATGAACGTATGCTGGATTTTGTGAGATTGCCTTACGCAAAACATCCATTTCCTCAAACTCTTCTTTACTCAAACTCATTTAGAAATCCTCATTGGTATGTTAGCATTCTAACACACTATCTAGGTATATGACGTTTCCTTAAGAATGTCTTCAGGTTTCAGTAAAGTCTTGTAACATCTTGATTTCTCGGTCCAACTCCGCATCATTCTTGCGTTTGCGAAACTCGGACCATAAAGCATTATGAACATCCATAAGTTCAGTAATCCAAAATCCTTCAGGGTAGATACCCAATGCATCTTGAAGACCACGATGACTTACTCCTTCTTTCTCTGCATCACACATAATGTAGCAGATTGCTTGGACCATATCATACTTATCTTCAGAAGAAAGCATATGATACTTTCCTACTGCTTTTTGAACCGATGCTTCGGATGCTTCTTGCAGTTGTTTATAAGAATCAGATTGATACCATTCGTTAAGAGCAGCACCAAACTCATTAGGTTTTTTTGTTTCTTCAGTCATTGAAAAACACTCCAAAGTCTCCACTACTTCCTGATTTACGTGATTCAAGTTTATCCAACAAAGAATCAGTACTCATTACAGATTCAATACGACTAATCAAATCTGCAATCACACCACAAACCATTGGTCTTTCAGTTCTTGCTGCAAATGCAAGTGCATTACGAAGTGATTGTTGTGCTTCAGTCATTGATTCTTCTACTTGTGTTGCTAGTGCCATTTCAGTTCTCCTTTTTAGTTACTTTAATCATTTTAAACGAACCATCACCTTGATCAATCCAATCTACAACATCCCCTTCTTTTAGATTTGCTGCTTCCAACAAATCCTCTGGTAAAGATACAAAATTTTCATCATCAATATATTCAACAGGAAGAACCCACTTCTTCACTTTGTCTTCTTTTTGTGGAGACATCCAAATGCCCTCATCTGACATTTTCCAACCAGCATCAATTGCTTGTTGGTGTGTTAAAGATTTTGCCTTTTCTTCTGCTTCTGCTTTATCGCACATCGCATCCATCTCTTCTTCTGTGTATTGCTGATGTTCTTCTGGGTAATAGTTTTCTTCCCAAAAGTCATTCCAAGCACCTTTATATTCAGGTGATGTATCTTCTTTATCGCAGATAAGATTTTCTCCTTTCTCAAGATAATCATCATATGCTTGGATATGCCCAACACCATTACCATTCAGAAGAGCAAGAAGTTCATATGCTTCTGATGCACACTTCTTATAGGTATAATAGTTGTCCTCAACAACACCTTTAATCACATCATAGATTTCTTGTGGTGTTGCACCAGAACTCATCGCATCGTACAGAAAGTTCTCAACTTGTCCGAGTGCGTATTTCTTATAGTCCGTCATTTTCATTCATTAGGTGTTGGATTGCTTCCTCTACTATAGCAGATATTTCGGCAGAAGTCTTGCCGTTCAACCAGTTCCACTTCTGGTCGTCCTTATCCCATTCCATTGTAAAGGATCCATCTTCATTTTCAGTAATCTTAAGTGAGTCTTCTGTCATACTTCTACTTCCCATTCATCTTTTTCTTGTTTGCGAAGTTTCTTAAGTTCCTTGTATTCTTCTTTAATCATCTGGTATGCTTCTTCTGGAGAAATCTTATCAGATACTTCCAGTCCAGCAATCAAACTTACCTTATCACCAAAACGAGCAAGTGCCCTTTCAAATGCTGTTAAATCTTCGTACATTATTTGTCAAGTCCGTAGTTATGAAGAGTATAAGTCACTGGATGAATATTGTCAATCTGTGCTTGTAGTCTGTTCTCAACTTCATACAAACAATTTGTGAGTTCTACATTCTCTGCTTCCAGTTTTGTAATGCGTTCTTGTAGTTTTAATGTAAAACTAGACAGTTTTACAACTTCTTTTGCAAGTGAAGCACAAAGTCCAGCAAGACTATGTTTATCTCCACTAGTATCAGTAACTAAAAGTTCATAAGTTTCAGGTTTGTAATAATCCTTAACAACTCTGTTAAACCAGTTAAACATTACACTACTCCGATTTCTCTAAGATATGCTTGGTATCTCATAAATCCACCAATTCTTACTGGTCTATTTAAACTCTTACAAACCTCAACATAACTATTAAATTCATAATGAGGAGTAGATGGGTCAAGTGCAGGATATTCAATACTATAATACCCCATATTCTTACGAAAATTAATCATAATTTTCCATCTACTTCACCAGAGTAAGTTTTGGTTTCTCCCCCAACCTTCCTGTTTTCCTTTGAGATAATAACGAGTGGCGGCAACACAAGTCTCTTGTGTGAGTGAAGTAACAAGTGCGTTCCTGTCCTTATCATAACTCTTCCAAGTACCCCAAGAGCATTTTTCCACATAGAATGTATCATCATAAAGTTGTTCCAAGTTTAGCTCCATCAATTTGAATATAAATTGTAGTACTATCGTTCCAATGTCTTATAACACCAGCAACAATAAAAAGATTTGTAATTAAATAAGTAGCAAAAATAACAGTGCGAAGAACCGCAACTTTATCAGCTAGATGATCTCTTTTGTGTGCTTTTTCTCCGAGTGCCAGAGACCATAGTTTCCACATTTGTTCCAGGTTTAACGAATAGTTGGTAATCTGCTTTTTTAAAATTGGATTTGACAATATACTTGTCAGCATAATGCATACTTTGGAAATAACATCTCTTAACGTCTTTCATTTCCTTTCCATCATTATGTATAATGAGAATAGGAAACTGTGCGTAGGGAAACTCAATCGTTTGTGGTTTCTTCATTAGTTTCTTCATTAGTTTTTTCTGCTTGTTCGTTTGCTGCTTCTCTTTGTGCCGCAATCTCTAACATTTCCTCATGGGTCAAGTACTTTTCAGTCATAGGTGCTCCAAATTTCTCTTTATATTATAACACCCCCTCCCGAAAACGGGAAGAGGTGAAGGACACTTTATTGTGTGTCTGCCTCATAATATGCTGAGATCACTTTGTCGTCCCAAGCAGTTGGTAAGTTATGCTCTCTAGACTTCATATGATTTAATCCAGAAACTGGAAGACCCTCCAAGTCTTCTTCGTGTAAGATTCCATCCAACTGTTTAATTTCGTTGAAAGTATGTGGAAAACGAAGTGCGTAACGATGCATTCCGTCAAGATTGCGATTAGTTCTAGACATAATGTGTGCGAATAAACACAATACTAATTATATCACTTTTTTTCCTTTTCTGCAAACTCTTTCATAAGTTCCTCTGCCATTCTCATAGAGTTTCTATACATCATCCAACGAACTATAATGTTGCGTGGATTATTCAACAACCACCACTTTTGTTTTTCGTATTGAAATCTTATGAGTTTTGATACTAACGTGAAAGCATAAGCAACACTAATATCAGTTACAATTAAGTATCCAACAAACATAAAGATTCCAAACCAAAAGTAGTAGGAAGTCATTCAGTAAATCCGTGATTATAATCACTAGTATCTATAATTTTCCAATCAAGATAAAGTTCATTGATATAATCAAGTAAATCATCTTCACCTTCTGGTAGAATTTCATCTTCATCCAGTTCAAAACTTGCTTCACAAAGAGCAGGACCATATTCTGGTGGGTCTTGTAATGTTGCTGGATAAATTTCAATCACATCTTCCATCACACCACGAACATAAATTTCATTTCCATTTCGTTCAATGGTTTCAATTAGACTAATCATTTTTTACGAATTTCCTTTTGAATAAATTTCTTTGCGGTTTCAAGGCTATGATGAACACAAATCTGCTCACCATTATAAATGGAGATGTACTTTTTACCGTACCAGGGCACTGCTGCCCAAGTTCCATCACTACTAATGTATCCGTCAGTGTTCATAAGCATTATAACATAAACAAGCAGGCTCACTTGGAATCGAACCAAGAATACAATTTTAGAAGAATCGGGTTATGTCCATTTAACTATGAGCCCATAAAGAGGGAAAGTTCCCTCTTACATTTTACTTTGAGTAATCGTCAAAGTCAATGACTCCTTCTTCGTAAAAAGCAATGTAGTCATCGTAATCTAAACCAAGATATTTGGCAAACTGCTCAAAATCTTCTCTTTTTTTAATGGACTGTCTTGTTTCCTGATTAGCAATGTTTGTGTCTGTCATATCAGTACCCATACCTTGAAATCATTTGGTCCATTCTATCCTCTCTATAGTCTTCTTCTGGACTCTCTTCGGCATAGCCTTCTTGAAGCTCATCGTAGATTGTATCTGCGTCTTTATCTAGAAAAAGTTGTGTCATAGGAAGAAAAAGTGGCAAAGGTTGTTCTATATATCACAGAAAAGGGAATTACCCCTCTTCTGTGTTGTTTTGTTGAAACTCTGCGTCAATTTTGTCGTAGAGTTCCACAAATGTTGCTTTCGTCTCATCATCAAAACGATTAAGGCAAACCTTAAGTGCTTTGTCTTTCTTACCAAAGATAGAATATGCTTTGATAATATGAACCAGACGACGAGTAGAAATTACTTCATCAATACCACCATCAGCAAAGGTCTTACGGATAATGTCAGACCAATTACACAGGTGCTTGATGAAATCGGTGTGCTCACCAATCATAGGAATTTTAAGTGATTGAGCAACATTTGTCAAGATTTTGGTTTCAATCGCAATCGTAGGATACTGTTGCTCAAAGGTAATCGGGAAACGTTCCAGGAATGCTTCATTCAACACGTTAGTGCCGATGAAACGACCATCATCACTACCCTTACCTTTGGTATTCGCAGTCGCAAAGACATTGAAACCTGCCTTGGGAGCAATGTGAACACCAATCTTTTTCAGGAAGACACCTTTACCTTCCAGAACAGATTGAAGACACATAATCTTATTAGATGCCAAGTCAATCTCATCAAGGAGAAGAATAGCACCACGTTCCATTGCTTCAACCACAGGACCATTATGCCATACAGTTTCTCCGTTGACAAGACGGAAACCACCAATCAAATCATCCTCATCGGTTTCAATCGTGATATTCACACGAATAAGTTCCCGACCAAGTTGGGCACAAGATTGCTCCACACCAAAAGTTTTACCATTACCAGAGAGACCAGTAATGAAGGTAGGATAAAACAACCGAGATTGAACAACCTTTTTAACATCACTAAAGTTACCAAAGCTGACGAAGGTATCATCTTTTTCAGGAATAAGGTTTTGAACAACAGCAGACATAGTAGCAACACCCTCAACAGCAGGAGAATTATAAGTATCTTCTAGATCTTGAACAGTTGCTTCCAAGTTCCATTTACCACGACTAACCTTATACTGGTTTAGGTACTTGGAAAGAGTAGCATAAGAAGTATTCAGTTGTGCTGCTACTTCTTTCACAGCATCAGCACCAAATTCAGTGCCGAATTTTTCTTTCAAGATAATCAGTGCTTGGTCGGTCATAGTGTTTGGTTGATTACTCCGTAATCATAGCAGGGATTTGGGGGGTTTGGGGTGCCCTTGGGACACCCCTTGAAGTGGTCTAGGCAATCAGGTCAACAAAAGAACCCAAGAGTTTTTTGTTGGTCTTTTTCTTACCTAGCATTCGCACAAATGCTGATTTTATCTGTGCTTTGGAAGCACCTTCTTCTACTTTGAAGTCTTCATCCTGTGCGAGAGAAGTAGCAGCAATCACATGGAACTGGTCAAAACCAGTATTGTTGAAACTGATACATTGGTTCTTCTTGTATTCTACTTTCGCACTCTCATAATTATCATATCCATTACCATACCAACGGTAGCAGCTTTGGAAATCACGACTAGGAGTGATACGGAAGTTGATAAGATTTACAGTAGGGAACCTATCCTTCACCGTTTCCAGAAGAATTTTAGCATATTGTGGGAAACCATTGTAATCAAAACTACGATACACACGACCACTTTTGCGGTCACGAATAGAAGTCTTGGAATGTTTCGTCATACCAATATAAGTATCATCATAGTGACCTTTCTTCTCTTTGGTTACAGCATTCTGGTATCCTTCACCATCAGTCAAGAAGATTACATTAACCTTTTGAAGTTTATTCTTTGCCTGAAAATCAGGAATCAAAGAGTGAAGAGCCATAATACTTTCACCAATAGGAGAACCAGAGAGTTCAAGATGACGAGGGACAACACCCCTATGATTTTGATAAGCATAACAAGCAGTCCAGATATTCTTGAGTTGCTCTTCCAGAACACGATTATTCGTTTTGCTGGTAAAGAAGTTCATCAAACGGAATGATGCTTCTGGTGCTACAACACCTGCTACTTTGTTGTAAATAGGAGGATGATTTGGTTGTAGTTCCATATAAGAACTACAATCCAAAGTGAAAGCATAAACCTCAAAAGGAATGTTTACCTTACGGCAGAACCAAACCAAATTCAACAGTTGCTTATAAGCATCTAGAATGAAGTTAGACATAGAACCAGACCAATCTAGGATAAAGATTAGACCGTGATTCTTGCCGTCAGGGACCACAGAGACCTTCTTAAACAAGTCCTCGTTGAACTTATAGGTATGAAGTTTCTGCGTGTCTAGAACTCCTGTGCGGGCAGTAGAGGCACGAGCATACTGATCAGCAGACTTCTTACACTCAAACTCTTTCACCAGATAAGATACTTCTTTCTCTGCTGATTTCTTATAAGTAGCATACTCTTTACAAGCAAGAGCAAAGTGATCCTTATTCACATCATTCCTAGAATACTCTTCCTTTGCTTTCCTATGAATGAACTCATTAGGAATAATCATATTCTTAAGAATCATTTCAGGAAGTTCCACATAGTTGGTTTCCTGGGAATACCTATCTACAAGGTCTTTGGATTTTTCATCAAAAGACTTTGAAGTTTTAGACTCCAACTCATTCCTTTCTTCATGCTGATTACTTGGGTCAACTCCATTTCCACCACCTTGAGGTGCTTCCATAGATTTAGAGAGTTCATCTCCTTCACCCTGACCTTCTCCTTCTCCCTCTCCCTCACCTTCTTGATTGTTTTCAGTATTACTACCAGAACCTTGAGAAGATTGTGAAGAGTTTGGTTCTTGTCCATCAGCACTAGAAGATTGCTCCGTATCATTTTCAGGAAGATTTGGTTTCTCCTGTTTATGTTTTACAAACTCTACAATCTCACGAGCAAGTTTTAGCACCTCATCAAACGTTTCGGTTTGACCAACACGAGTTAGAAACTGGTCTTCATCATCGTTGAAAGCAATGTTATGAAATGCTCCAATCTTGTAATAAAGATTGATACGGTCAATAAAAGACAGTTCATCAAGGTTTTCTTCTTTTGTGGAGAAGAAATCATCACTATTGAGTTCGTTATAACCATTGAAGAAAGTCCTAGAAAGACCAGCATACTTTTTCTTCATTAGTTTTTCTACCCGCACATCCTCCAAGACATTTACAAAATCTTTGGGGACTTCTGGGTAATCTTTAGTCCAGTCTACATTAGGAGTTGCGAGACTATGGCCTACTTCATGCGCGACTAAAAGGTCATATACAATATTGCTTGCTTTATCCCAAGTCGGCAAAGTTAATACCCTACGGTCTACATCAAACATAGCAGTTGGAACTTTTTTATGCTCAATGATAATATTTTCCATCGCAAGGCATTTAGCCAGCATTCCTTTAACTTCTAAATTAACGGGCATCGGGGGTGCTTTTGACTACTCTGTAATCATAGCAGAAAAAAAGGGGGCAGTTGCCCCCCTTGTACCACCATAGAAACCGTCCACCACCACAAGGACGGGTCTTACAACTCAAAGATACAAAGTTATGAAGACTTATACATCATACATCAAATGATTTTAGGTGTCAAGTGTTGACAAGATATCAAAAACTGCCTAAAATCACTCTGTTGGGTTTGAAGATAAGTTATAGCTCAGTATTTACAGGTCTTTCCCATTTAGTTCCTTCTTGAACTATACCATCTCCATCACCATCTATTGCATCAGGATTATACCCATCAGCAATCTTTTCTTCTAGTGTCTGTTCAGTAGTTGTAGTTTCTTCAGTAGTTGTAGTTTCTTCAGTAGTTGTAGTTTCTTCTTCAACTACAACAGGTTCTTCTACTCTTATCCAAGGAAGAGGTAATGAAGTGATAGGAGGATTATATTGTGATGCGATTTCATTTGATAGTCTTGTTTTTATATAACCAACATCAAGGTTGCTTTCCAACCAACTAATCACAGTTTCTTTTGTGAGAGTTGAATAATCAGTAAATCCTTCTGGACTTGGTGAGGGGAGAGGATAAGAGTTACTCATAGATGCGGATACACCATTCTCATCTACTCCTGTAAGTCCCCAGTGAATGATTTTTACAATATTAGTCAGTCCATTTTCTGCTGGGGCACAATCTAGTTTAGAAATACTCCAAGTATAAGTAATCATTCTTCTTTAGCATACTCCATATTTAGCTTTGAGGTTATTAGATTGTGTTTCCATACTCTCAAATCCTTTGACTGTCATCCAAGTCACCATAGAATATCTGTTTCCTTTCGTGACTGGTTCTACACCGTGTCTATAATACCGATTGGAAGGAAAGCATACTAGAAGTCCAGGTTCAGGACGAACACGAATATGAAGGTCTGGAAATACAAAATCTCCACCTTCAAACCCATCATTCAGATATAAGACCATAGACAAATCACGGTCTACTGTTTTTCTCCAAAGTTGTGTTTGGTCTGGTGCAGTCCATACACCTTCACCATCAATATGAGGTTGGTAGTGCCCTCCTACATCATAACAAAGAAGTTGTGGAACCTCACTACTATCCACTTCAAACTGATAAAAAGGGTTGATGACTTGCTTTACAATATGATGCATCAGTTCATTGACCTGTGGAAATACAGGTTCAATTGGTGCAATTTGAGTATCTCTTGTTCTCTTATCAGTAATCCATTCAGTTCCTCGTGTCTGATTGGATTTGTCTGGGTCAAATACTGAAAGGTCTTCTGTTCTTGAAGTTTTCATATGATTTACCAGAGCATCAATACCTTCTTGACTGATGACTTTTGGTGCAATCAAAACTTTTGATAATAAATTCATTAGTAATAATGTAGTTGAAAGTATTTATCTGGTGCTGTTGGAGGTTGCTGCTAATCGACCTCTTCCCGTTGCTGGTGTTATAGAACCTCTTACGGATGCAGTTGCAGAATCATTGGAGAAATCTATACGGTCTACTCTTGATACATATGTAGGCGAATTAATCTGGCCACCACCAAACCAACCATAATTAGAGTTTCCTGTTGCTGCTAAATTATATCTTCCCTGACTTAATGGACCTCTTACTGATACTGTTACAGAATCATTAGAAAAATTTACACAGTTTACTGTTGCTGTTGTTGGACTACCACCACCAAACCAACCATAGTTAGAATTTCCTGTTGCTGATGCTCCAAATCTTGCCAGACTTAATGAACCTCTAACAGATGCTGATATAGAATCATTAGAAAAATCTACACGGTCTATTGATGCTGTTTCACCTGGAATTGAAGGAGAATAACCACCGCCAAACCAACCATAGTTAGAGTTTCCTGTTGCTGCTGGTTTTGCTTTCAATGCAGTTAATGGTCCTCCTCTTGGTGATGCTGTTCCAGAATCATTTGAAAAATCTATACGGTCTACTGTTGAATAAAAATTTAAACCAGGAAGTCTCCCACCACCAAACCAACCATAGTTAGAATTTCCTGTTGCTGATGCTCCAAATCTTGCCTGACTTAATGGACCTCTAACAGATGCTGATATAGAATCATTAGAAAAATCTACACGGTCTACTATTGCTGCTGATGGAAGTCCACCAGCGAAACCACCACCAAACCAACCATAGTTAGAGTTTCCTGTTGCTGCAGATTGATATCTTGCAGCACTTAAAGTTCCAGTTCTTGGTGATGCTGTTGGAGTATCATTGGAAAAATCTATTCGGTCCACTGTTGCTAATATCACAACTGGACTGTCACCTTGACCACCACCAAACCAACCATAATTCCCTGCTTTTTGTAGACGAATACTTGAAGACCTTGCCTGTCCTGATGTTGCTGCTAAATCAATTTTTCCTGCGGGAGATGGAGATGGAGAACTTAATGGACCTCTTGGTGATGCTGATACAGAATCATTTGAAAAATCTATACGCTCTACTGTTGATACTACTGCTGGTGTTGGATTAGCACCACCACCAAACCACCCATAGTTAGAGTTTCCTGTTGCTGCTAGAAAATATTTTCCAGCACTTAATGAACCTCTCGATGATGCTGTGGAAGAGTCATTTGCAAAATCTATACGGTCTATGGTTACTACCCCTGATGTTCCAGTTGTAGTTCCACCACCAAACCACCCATAGTTAGAGTTTCCTGTTGCTGTCAAATACCATCTTGCTTGAGATAATACACCTCTTGGTGTTGCGGATGGAGAATCATTAGAAAAATCTATACGGTCTACCAATGATACTGCTGCTAGTGTATTAAATCCACCACCAAACCAACCATAATTGGAGTTTCCTGTTGCTGCTAATCCAAATCTTCCATTTGGAGCATTTAATGAACCTCTAACTAATGATACTCCCGAATCATTCGAGAAATCTATACGGTCTACTATTGCTGTTGCAGGAGCACCACCACCAAACCAACCATAGTTAGAATTTCCTGTTGCTGCTAGATATTGTCTTGATAAACTTAATGAACCTCTTGGTGCTGCTGTTGTAGAATCATTTGAGAAATTTATACGGTTTACTATTGATACTGGTCCTGGACCACCACCACCAAACCAACCATAGTTAGAGTTTCCTGTTGCTGCTGTTTTGTATCTTGTTGAAGTTAATGGACCTCTAATATTTGCAGTTCCAGTATCATTAGAAAAATCTATACGGTCTACTGTTGATACTGTTGCTGGTATTTGTCCACCACCAAACCAACCGTGAGTTTGAGCACTAGTCCAAGTGGTATTTGTGACTGCCGTATCAGTCACTAACATTACCAAACCGAGAGCTGTAATACTTGCAGATACACTACCAACATAACCAGTAGTCGCATAAGAAACTGTAGTTGTTGTTGTAAATCCTGTGACTACAAAAGTTCCATTATATCCAGTATGTGCTACACCAGAATCATTTGAAAGTCCAGAAACTGCAATCTTTGTACCAGTATAAAAAGGTGTTGTTGTAATACCAGCACCAGTAGCAAAAGTAAGAGTTACAGTTCCAGAACTAAAAGTTCCACTCACAACCTCAATACCAGCAGAAGAACCCGTTGAGTTAATACCTATCGTAGAAACCGTAACAGGATTTGATTTGTTTAGAAAAAATCCATCAAGACCAAATACGTCTCCTGCTGGCATCTACTTTCTCCTTATGAGTTTCTGGATTCTAAAAGTTGTTGATGTTGTTCTGCTCCAGGTGCAATCAAACCCAGATCAGTATTCGTCACTTCTTCAATACCACGAAGAACTTTCTCTTGCAGAGTATTTAGGAATTTATCGGGGTCATTAATCGCATCAGCAAGTGCTCCATAACCATTCTTAATTCGGTTGGTATCATCACTCACTAATGTAGGAGCAGTTCCTCTTCTCATAGAGTGAAGATTACCGATACTGATACCAGTCTTAGAACTTACCATTTCATCCAGAGATTGCTCTGCAAATCTGCGTTCCCAATAGATATGGTCCTCATTCTCAAATTGTTCTTTGGTGACCGTCTTACCACCATTCAGTTCAATCAAACGATTAATAATCTTATCAAAGAAATTCATTTGTTGAATGCGGTCACGAATCTCCAGCTCACAAGACTTCAAGTAGTTTTGAGTTGAAATTGAATCCAAATCGTGCCAGTAGAGTTTTGTTGAACCACCATTAGGTCCAGAAGTGTGCCACTCCACAGGTTCATCAGTATTCTTATCTTTCCAACGATACTCAAACTCACGAACCTTCTCTTTCATCTCAATCAGTTTCTGCATATAACCTTCGGCAAGAATACGACGATTCTTAATTGCCGCCTGGAATGCTGCTGGAACTGTGTATTGCTCTAACAGAAAGAACTTTTCAATCTGGAAATTAGTTCTTCCCTGTGCGAGTTCTTTGTCTGCTTCTTCCCAACGAAGCACTTCTTGAAATGCTTGTTTTAGATATTCTTCGTTATTTACTGCTTCCTCTGGGGAAATAATTTGCAGTTGGTTACAATTTTCAGTCATAGTTTGTTTACTAAATGGTTCTAATGTTTGTTTCCAAACGTTTGCAATTTTTTTCCAATCATAAGTTTCAGTAGCATAATGTGAAACAGATTGTGAAATTTGGTCGTAGTATTGCCTATCAGTATCAAAGAAATATAACGCAGACTTACAGGCATCTATAAAGTTATTTAGGAAGTTGTCTGTAACTTCATATCCTTTTGATGTTCTTGTTCCTTCCATAGGAACAATATTCGCAATCTCATTTGATACTTCTGGTAGTGCTCCAATATCTGTAAGAATTGGAAAGCATCCACAAGACATTGCTTCTGCTAATGAAACGCAGAATGTTTCTTCCCAGATATTAGGATGAATAAAGAATGCTGCATCTTGTAAGTGCTCTATCAGTTCTGCTTGGTCTACTGCTGGTGAGTAGATGACATTTGGAAGTGATTTGAGATACTCATAAAGTTCGGTGTATGGGTCTTCTTCAATATCATAAAGATTCATCGCAGAGAAAATCTTGAAGGTTGCCTCTGGAATATGTGGAATGATTTGTGCTAATACTTCAAGACCTTTATAAGGAATGGAGGTATAGATAAATGTCTTTGATTTTTTTGATGAGTATGTGAATTTCTTTGATACTCCTGTTGGAATTGTGACGATTTTATCTTCTGGAATATGATGATACTTAATGAACTGCTCTCTACACCAGTTAGATGGAGAGACAATTAAATCACAAATTGAAAAATCAAAATTAAGATAAACTGGTTGGTCGTAAGAATGTTGCGACCACAATACTTTGACTGGTTTATTTGATTGTTGAAGTTCTTGTGGTAAATGAGAAACTATAATGTTTTCTGGAAACTTATAATATTCTTCAAGAAAGACATAAGAACTTTCACTTGCTCCTGATTTCATAAAAATTATTTGTTAGTGTTTGATGTCGCTGCTAATCTTTGTCTTGCTGCACTTAATGCTCCTCTTCCTGATGCTGTTACCGAATCATTGGAGAAATCTATACGAGTTACTGTTGCTACTACTGATGGTCCTGGAATATTACCACCACCAAACCAACCATAGTTAGAGTTTCCCGTTGCTGCTGCTCTATATCTTGCTGCACCTATTGGACCTCTAACTGATGCTGATACAGAATCATTGGAAAAATCTATACGGTCTACTGTTGCTACTGTTGCTGGTATGTTTGCTGGATTTTCACCTCCACCAAACCAACCATAGTTGGAGTTTCCTGTTGCTGCTAAATGATATCTTACTAAACTTAATGGACCTCTAACTGATACTGTTGAAGAATCATTTGCAAAATTTATACGGTCTACTGTTGATAATGGTCCTGGAAAACCACCACCAAACCACCCATAGTTAGAGTTTCCTGTTGCTCCTTGATTAGATCTTCCCACACTACTTAATGGACTTCTTGCCAATGATGTAGAAGAATCATTTGAGAAATCAATACGGTCTACTGTGTTTGATAAGAATGGTGAAAAACCACCACCAAACCAACCATAGTTAAAATTTCCTGTTGCTGCGTGATCAGTTCTTACTAAACTTAATGGACCTCTAACTGATGCTGTTGAAGAATCATTTGAAAAATCTATACGTTCTACTCTATCTGTTGTTGGTGTGGCACCTCCACCAAACCAACCATAGTTAGAGTTTCCTGTTGCTGCTAAACTATATCTTGCTGAAGTTAATGGACCTCTTATTAATGATGGTCCAGTAACAGTATCATTAGAAAAATCTATACGGTCTACTGTTGCTAATGGGCCAGGAGAACCCCCACCGAACCAACCATAATTCCCTGCTTTTTGTCTGCGAATATTGAGAACTCCTGATGTTGCTGCTAAACCATATCTTGCTGCACTCAATGCACCTCTGGGTGATGCTGTTGAAGAATCATTCGAAAAATCTATACGGTTTACTGTTGCTACTGCTGGGAAACCACCACCCCACCAACCATAGTTGGAGTTTCCTGTTGCTGCTGACCTCTGTTTTGATGAAAGTAATGAACCTCTAACTGATGCTGTTGAAGAATCATTTGAGAAATCTATACGGTCTACTCTTGAACTATTACCAAACCAACCATAATTAGAGTTTCCTGTTGCTGCTAAATATCCTCTTGCTGAACTTAATGGACTTCTTGGTGATGCTTGTGCTAAATCATTCGAGAAATCTATACGGTCTACTGTTGAATATGTTGCTGGTGTTGGAAAATATCCTCCACCAAACCAACCATAGTTAGAGTTTCCTGTTGCTGCTAAAGAACTTCTTGCTAAACTTAATGGACTTCTTGGTAATAAATTAGAAGAATCATTAGAGAAATCTATACGGTCTACTGTTGATACTGTTGTTGGAGTAGTGCCTCCACCAAACCAACCATAGTTAGAGTTTCCTGTTGCTGCTAATTGATTTCTTGGCGAATTTAATGGACTTCTTGCCAATGATGTAGAAGAATCATTTGAGAAATCAATACGGTCTACTGTTGATACAATTATTACTGGTACAATAGTGCCACCACCAAACCAACCATAGTTAGAGTTTCCTGTTGTTCCTAATTCTCTTCTTTGTGAAGTTAATGAACCTCTAACTGATGCTGTTATTGAATCATTGGAAAAATCTATACGGTCTACTGTTGACTTATATGGAGATGGATTTGATGGAAAAACATAACCACCACCAAACCAACCATAATTCGCAACGGATTCTTTATTTAACCACTCACCAGTCAGTCGTCCACTACGAACCTCTCCAAGTGTAAATGCTCCAAATATATTGTTATTATTGATTGTCATTTACTTATATGAAAAGACTGATGGGTTGTTTTGCCTTTCTCCAAAATTCCATACCAGAATACTTATTCAATACATAATCACTCAAAACTTCTTCAGGTCTTTTAGAAGTTCTTTTCACTTGCTTACGAACTTCGTGCATATCACTCAATCCGTAAACCTCATCATCTCTCTCACGGTATTTATGACTCACATTACCAAAGTCGTGTTTGTATTCAGGAATCTCTAAGAACTTATAAACCTTATGCATCGTTTCTTCTGGACGATTCACCAAGTCATTATACTCAACCATATGCATATACTTCTCACAACCCTTCCTGAAACCCTCTCCAAAGGCATACAGAGACTGATCCACGATACCTTCGGGGCACATTAGGTAGTCACAACGATTGTCGTCTGTGGGTGTATATCCTTTATCTATGAGTGCCTTATCTACGAATGATACTTGATTAGAATTGCGATGAATCATTTGAATAAAAGATGCAAGAATCTCTACTACATCTCTCACAGGACACAGAATTTTTGGAGTCTTTGTAATGTATTCTTGAATTCTATCGGTGTTATTAGGCCAAGCTCTGCAACAATCTGCTATAATTGGTTTATCAATATCACTATAATAATTATCAATCACACTTGAAATAATCTTATGTTGTTGAGGTGGTTTTGGATATGCAAGTGCCTGCTCTGATTCATTAAAATATTGTTCCGTATAATACATCACTTCAAGAACTGGTGAGATTGCTCCTGCGTGAATATCTGGATTTTGATTTAATATTGCTTTAAATAAGGTGCTTCCTGATCTTGGAAGTCCAGAAACAAAAATGTAATCTTTATTCATATTATGCATTATTAAAGAAGAACAATTGAACTAATCTACCATTTTCTAAACTATCTCCAAAGTTTGCTCCGTGCGAGTGCCAGAGTTTTGGATCAAATATAACTGCTCTATTATACCTCATATTCGCAAGACAGTATCTCTCCCACTTGGAACGGTCAAGTCCATCACCATAGATAATACCATCACGAATTTCATCATAAGACGTATAACCAAACCAAGATGCTTCTTCTCTTTCAGGGCATCTTTCCCATCCCAGTTTCTTATGTTTCCAAAAAGATGTTCCCGCATCATCAATACACTGATGTGGTAGATTCATATAAAGAACACAACCCCATTCCCAGATTGGGTCAATATGAATATCTTGTTGATATGTATCTGCTTCTAATGATAATCTAAAATCTCCGTGATTACCACAATCAGCAGGAACTAAATGTCTTCCAATGAGATTCTCAAACTTATCGTGAATCTCTTTGTTGTAAAAAGTTCCTTTGGAGTTTCTACCTGGATATGTATAACCGTCTTGTGGTTGTGGATATTCCAGGTTCAGTGCGTATTGACGAACTTCATATGGATTCTCATAGAAATTATCAACAATAATAATGTTCTGCTTCATTAGCAATAATGTAGTTTGAGGTATTTATGTTGGGGTGTTGGAGGTTGCTGCGTGACGATATCTTGCTGAACTTAATAGACCTCTTGATGATGTTGCTACAGAATCATTGGAAAAATTTATACGATAAACATTATTGGTAGAAGATGTTGGAGTTTTTCCACCACCAAACCAACCATAGTTAGAGTTTCCTGTTGCTCCCATACTATATCTTATTGCACTCAACGAACCCCTAGCCAATGCTGACACAGAATCATTTGAAAAATCTATGCGGTCTATTGATGATAAAGTTGTTGGTGTGTATGCTGGATTTAAACCACCACCAAACCAACCATAGTTAGAGTTTCCTGTTGCTGCAAAAGAATGTCTTCCTTGATTTAATGGTCCTCTTGGTGATGTCGTAGGAGAATCATTAGAGAAATTTATACGTTCTACTGTTGAATAATATATGCTCGGTGATGGTGGGACTGTTGCACGACCACCAGCAAACCAACCATAGTTAGAGTTTCCTGTTGCTGCTAGTCCAGTTCTTTTTCCTAAACCTAATGGACCTCTAACTGATGCTGATACAGAATCATTAGAGAAATTTATACGTTCTACTACTGCTAACTCTGGTTGAGAAGTAACAACAGAGGATAGTCCACTATTTCCACCAGCAAACCAACCATAGTTAGAGTTTCCTGTTGCTGCTAAGTTGGATCTTTCCGTAATTAATGGACCTCTAACTGATGCTGATGCAGAATCATTAGAAAAATCTATGCGATCTACTATTTTTTGATGTATTAAAGGTCCATAACCACCACCAAACCAACCATAGTTAGAGTTTCCTGTTGCTGCTAATCTCATTCTTGCTAAACTTAAAGTTCCAGTTCTTGGTGATGCTGTTGGAGTATCATTGGAAAAATCTATTCGGTCCACTGTTGCTAATATCACAACTGGACTGTCACCTTGACCACCACCAAACCAACCATAATTCCCTGACTTTTGCAGTTTGATTGCTGGTCCTTTTGCCTGTCCTGATGTTGCTGCTAAATTATTTCTTGCTAAACTTAATGGACCTCTTACTGATGCCGTGGGAGAATCATTAGAGAAATCTATACGGTCTACTGTTGATGGACCATTACCACCACCAAACCAACCATAGTTAGAATTTCCTGTTGCTGCATGACTAGATCTTGCTAAACTTAATGGACCTCTTGAAGATGCTGTTGAAGAATCATTAGAGAAATCTATACGCTCTACTGTTGATAATGGTCCTTGTCCTCCACCAACCCAACCATAGTTAGAGTTTCCTGTTGCTACTACATATCCTCTTGCCGAACTTAATGGTCCTCTAACTGATGCCGTGGAAGAATCATTAGAGAAATCTATACGGTCTACTGTTGATAATGGTCCTGGAAAACCACCACCAAACCAACCATAGTTAGAGTTTCCTGTTGCTGCTAAAGTACTTCTTTCTAAACTTAATGGACCTCTTGGTGATGCCGTTGAAGAATCATTTGAGAAATCTATACGGTCTACTGTTGATACTCTTGCTGGTGTAGGATTATATCCACCACCAAACCAACCATAGTTAGAGTTTCCTGTTGCTGCTGAATTACTTCTTGCAGAACTTAATGAACCTCTTACTGATGCTGTTGCCGAATCATTAGAGAAATCTATGCGGTTTACTGTTGATACTCGTCCAGGAGAAGACCCACCACCAAACCAACCATAATTAGAGTTTCCTGTTGCGGATAAAATATATCTTACTGAACTTAATGGACCTCTAACTGATGCAGTTGCAGAATCATTAGAAAAATCTATACGTTCTACTGTTGAATATCCTGGAAAAGGATTTCCACCACCAAACCAACCGTGAGTATTATCAGTACTCATCACCTCAAGTCTCTTCAATCTATAAGCAACTTGTAGACCAAATACTCCAATTGCCATTTTACTTACCGAATACGTGAGAACCGATGTGCTGTAATTCTATACTTGTATCCATCCAAACATCATAACCAATATCACTTACACGATGAAAGAAACTCATATCTTCTCCCAAGTATTTTCCTTCCTTATTCATTTCTGCAAAGTAGTGATATGAATTATGATATTCTTTTTCAGTAATTGGATAGTTTGAATTATTCAACCCTGGAAAATACTTTAATTCACTATAATACTTATTTAGTTTCTCAAACACACTTCTATGAATTAACACAAAACCCATTCCAATTCCACCAATCTTTACCAGATTTCCACATAACTTTACAGGATTATAAAGTTCATAACAGTGTCTTATTGGTAGTGTCTTCATAGGATATGATGCAGACACAATTGGTTTTTGATACGAATATAACTTCAACATATCTTCTGGTTGAAATGCAACATCAGCATCCAGACAGAACAGATACTCAAACTCTGTATTATTCATAAAGAAATTAGCAATTCTTGACCGTCCGTGAGTAATCAAGGACTCATTTGCCACAGTCATTATGCCGTGGTCTATATTATTACGAACTAAAAGTTTACCAAGATTAAATAGTGATGTCGTGGTTTTTTCATTCACCAATCCACCATAACAAGGTAATGATATAAGGATACTCATAAATTAAGTAGTTTTTTGTTTTCCTGCGATTGTTATATCAATTGTATATGGTGTGTTGGCAATCGCAAAAATTGATTGACCAATATTCAATCTCTTTGGTGATTCGCAAAGTTCAATTGAAGAGTTCTTTGGAATTACCATATTATATGCTAACCAGGTAAATATTGTATCAGCATTACCAATACCTACAGATACAGGATAATCACCACCAGGATAGATATTAGCATCAGAAATATTAGAAACTCTTATAGATTGAATAACTGATGGGAATGAATTTCCAGTTGAATAATAAGCAACTGGAATCACAGAAAGACCTGCAGTTACTGATGTAGTATTTGTAGAAATTCCAGCAACAGTTCCAGTTCCATTAATATATGAAGTATCAGTTGTTGATTGGTAAACAATCGTTGCTTGCAATGCACCGTCTTGTGGTGCAACGACTTCTGTGAATGAAAGTATTGTAGATGCAAGTGATACTGTTGCTGGTCTTGTCATAGGAATTGATAATGAACCAGAAGTATAACCAGTATATCCAACACTCACAAATGTATTGGTTTGAATACCAGTATTAGTTCCAGTTCCTTGAATTAATTGACCTGCTGCAACAAAACTTGTAATTGCGGAACCAGCAGAAACCGTTAATATATTAGAACCTGCTGTTTGTGAAATTAATGCTTCTGATGTTGAACTAATACCAGAACTTGCACCAGTAGATTGTAACACAATGCTATCCAATGCATTTAGAATCATTGGTTGTTTTAAGAGTTCAACTGCAGAACCAACAGGAACTGGAAGTCTGGATGAAACTTTTGTAACAGGTGAGAACCAAGCAGTACCACTCACAGAAGCACCTGCTATTGGTTTGCTTAATGTAATTCTATTACTATCTACACTGGTCACATAAGTATTAAACTGGAATCCAGCAGTTGAACCAATACCTGTTGTTTCTCCAATATTTCCTTGTCCTGTAACAGCCATACCGACAGTAATACTACTTGCAGAGCTAACTGTAATAGTATTAATACCTGCACCACCACCTATACTAATAGTTGCTGGAACTTTTTTTGCATTCATTAGAAAACCAGCAGTGATTTCTGCATCACCATTGGATACGTTCGTAACGTGCATTGAATGAATAATATATTCATTCGAACCACCAGGAAGTGTTGTGATTTGAGATGTTGTTGTACCTACTCCAACAATATCTAAGGTTCCTGTTGGTTGAATATAAAGTACATTATCAATCGTTGCATCAAATTTTCCACCAATAACGACAGGAATATAAGTAATCCACTCAGTACCAGTTTCAGTAGATTGAAGAAGTTTACCTGTTATTCCTGTGGAGCCTGTGGAATCTTTGAAAGTACCAGTAACACTAAGAGCACCTACCGTCGCAACTCCAACATAAGCATTATTGGCAGTAATAAAACCTACTGTTGAAATGCCAGAAACCTGAAGATTTGTGGCAGTAATGAAACCTACTGTCGTAATACCAGAAACTCTAAGATTAGTAGCAGTAATGAAACCTACTGTTGTAATACCAGTGAATAGTACATCACCTTGAACGTGAAATGTTGTTGATGGATTTATAGTTCCAATACCAACCAAACCAGCAGCAGTTGTGGTGATTACTGTGCCACCAGACCCTACGTTGAAACCATTGGTAATGGTTGCGACACCAATATTTTGTATATTCCTACTGTTATCAATAACAGTAGTTCCTCCTACCTGAATAGCCATCTTCGTTTACACTCGGCTTTTTTATTATTTATTCAAGTATCAAAGAAAAACATATGAAATAAACGTGAATCGTATTTATCGTACCCAAAATACTTTGAAGCACTATGAGGACATTTTGCATCCCAAATTACCAAACGATTAAAAACATTTGCAATCACATCAATATGTTCCCAAGGTGTAGGGTCTAAATGTTTATTTTCCCATATAATATCAGATCCTTCTACATCTACGTGACGAATACCAGTCTTTTTGTGAGACAATAATGAAGTTCCACATTCATATGGAGCATTTGGAGTAAGATATACTGTTGCCGCCCAAGTTTGCGAATCTGCATGATAAACAAGAGCATCTTCGCAAGTGCAATGTTGAAAACGACCACACATTCCGTAAGTTTCTCCCCACTGTGTAATTTTTTTATTAAGAATTTTTTCAAATACTTCTTTTGTTCCTGGAATAAAATATTGATGTTCTGTTCTTCTCCCTCGATGATAATCTGAAAAATGATAATCCAAACTTAAAGCAAATTGACGAACCATATCTGGATCATTATAAAAATTATCAACAACAATTACTGTAGATTTTGGGAAATCATTAAGTTTTTGTTCATGAAGATTAAACATCATTGTGGTTTGACTCCATTTTCACAAAATCTACAAATATCATAACAAGATTGAGGTTTGGGTGCAACTTCTTCATATGACTGTTCCAGTAAATTTCCAATAATAAATTTGAGACTATAATCCATACAGCACAGAGAAACATCTCCATTAGGAAGCATTATATTGTGATAAAGATGCTCATCGCATCCACAAGTTCTTGGTTCTTCACCATGATATATTGACTTATATTCACTCTGAAGATTGAGAAGTTCTGGTTTTAACATTGCTTCTCCTACCAAATTACCTGCTCTAGACCAGAATGCAGGAACAACTGCTTCTGGGAAAAGATGTTTAACTTCATCATGAACGGTTCCCATAGCCATTGTATAAAAACCTTGTATTTCTTGATGGACTTGTTTGAATGCCTCCAAAACTTCAATGTAATTTTTAGTTATAGGATGCTTTGCCCTTCTCTCATTATCTGGAAGATGAAGAACAAATTTACCATTCGGACCCAAATCATAAGGGACATTTTTGATTCTATAGACATCATCAACTTTCATTCCAATTCCAGTTGTAAATACTGCAATTGGATGACCCCTTTCTTGGGCATACAAAACCATGTCCGTACAATCTTTGTTCAACCAAGGTTCAGTAAATCCTGCAAAAGTCACTCTAACATTTTGGGGCAGTTTATCTACTGCTCTCTTAAAGTTATCTAATGTAAGATACCTCTCCTCATCAACATATGATTTTTCTAAAATCCTTTGTGGACAATATACGCAATCAACTACACATCCCTTTTTGGGAACAGAAGTTGTGAATTCCATTGTTGGACAAGGAGTCATATCCCAAAATTTTTCTGGTTCACCACTATTATCAATGTATAAAATAATTTCACGATAATAGAAAATAGTTTCTTCCCAAATTAAGTCTGAAATTTCTTTCTCGGATGCACACTCATAAGCTTTAACCTTTGTCTTATCGAAATGGACTAAAGCGTTATCTCTAAATTCTCTGAACTTATTTTTTAAATAGTCATTAGATAAATGCCATTCCCCAACAACCTTTTTAACATTTTTAATTACCCAAGGCAAATTCTCCTCAGAGAAAAGATCATATTCTCCACCCTCCGCATCGATTTTAATAAAATCTACTTTTTGAATATCATTCTCTCTAATGAAAGTATCAAATCTAATACCATCAGCAAGGTTTTCTTTTTCCCAAGTTTCTGTGCAGGTAATATCAAAAAGTCCGGCAGTAATATATTCGGAATCTACATTGGTAAGAGCCTTATTAATTAAAACAACATTATCCTTTCCTTGAAGATTGTGTTGCATTGTTTTAAATAAACTCTTATGAGGTTCAAAACAATAAACTTTGGATGGTTTTTGATCTAAAATTTTATAAGTAAATGGTCCACAACTTGCTCCAATGTCTAAAACAACATCACCCTCATTCACTCTGAAATGTTTTTGATAGATATCATGTTCAAACACTTCTTCAATAATACTGTGTTTGAACCATTCTAATTGACCAATTTCTCCCCAATCCCATTCCCACTCTTCATTCATTTTTTCTTCCTTTGGAGTTTCTTGCAAAAAGACTTCACCACCTAGCATATATTTTCCTGCATTTTTAACAGAATCATCAGTTGCTTTCATAATATTGAGGATAGATGAATCAATAAGATCTGGATGAACCCACCAATCCTCAAAAGAAGACTCATCATCTTCGGCAACATTTGAAACTACAAGTTCATATCCCATTTTAGCAAGATATTCTCTCGACTTGTCCCTATAAGAACCTGACACATCTACATAATGATCATGCTCATAAGTAATTACTCTAAACTTATACTCATCAAAAGGAATTGAAAGTAATGCTTCATAAGTATTTGCAGATGGTTCAATATCAAGTTGTAAATAATCAAGAACTTTTTCATCCCCAAAATACTCTTTGATTAATCTCGAATAATTAATCAATAATGCATTGACATGTAAGACATTAGTATTTGGTCTATAGGTCTTATAGTCATTTACACAAGTTTCATTGAATTCAATTGAAACTCCTTTCCATCCAAAATCTCTTTCCAAGAGTGCCGTATTATTTTTATGATAGGCAAATCCCCCACCAATCTCAAGAAAAGTTCCATCCCTCTTTCCATCCAACATAGAAAGAATAAAAATGTCTTGAAATACTTGAGAATGATTATTCTGAATATTTTCAGATCCTTTGAACTTATATCTCAATTCAGAGTGATCTTTCTTTTCATATGTTCTAAATTGATACGATGGACCATGAGCACCCAAACTACTCAGTTTATCCTGCAAATAATTCTTATCTTCTTCAGTCATATCAGAAATATATTCGTCTTTAAGTTTAAAAAATAAATTTCTAGATTCATCACACAATCCACAAGGATATGCTGACTCCGCTTTTTCTAGTATGATCGAATAAAATCCAGGATATCCAATATAAAAATCCAAAGGTTCTGGATTTTTTTCTGCAACTTTTTCACCAATAGATGCTAACAGATATGCATCATAATGGTTTCCTTCTTTTCGATAAAATTTACTAAGTAAATAATATGCCTCTGGACGATTTGCCGATACTGTAAGAGCATTCTGCAGTAAACTTTTAACAGTAAAATTTCGAGTTCCTTGTTGCTCAAAGCACATGGCGGCGCCAAGAAGGCACTCATATTTTACTTTATCATTTTCAGTTCTTTCTGCTGTTCGAAGATAATATGAAACGGCAGATGCAGTATGCCCATTATTATAATAATAAACAGCAAGACGAATATTATTATCCGCATTTTCTGAATCTTTGATAAAATTATTTAAAAGTTCTACAAGTGTGTGATTATTCATTGATAAAGTTCTCGATTAAAAATTCTGGAAATTTAATTAAATATGCTGCATTGTCTTGAAATCCAAAGGTCATTAGAAAGTTACTTCCTTGTTGAGCAAGTCCAACACAAAATTCTACGTGCCCATCCATAAGTGAAAAATCATCAGACCATTTTATCATATTCCATTTTTTATCCCAAACAATCAAACGATGGCGATAAACAGCATCTTTGCGACCCACTTCACTATTGAACAAATCAACTTCGTGAGTAATTGCAATATAATAATCTTTCCAAGAAAGGACTTGTGATCCACCCCTAAGATCTCTTGGAATGTTTTTATGTTCTCCAAGAAAAACTGTTTCGCAAGATTTTGTTTCTGGATTTACTTTAACAACTTCTGTTGGATTTCCCCACTTTACATAATGATACGGTAAATCTAAAATAGGCATCCAATTCTTTTCGCAATAAGAATTTGGATCATTTGGTGGAGGAATACGAAATCTAGAAACTTCTGTAACTGAATTTTCAGTTACTTTAATTTCACAAAGTTCCATTCTTCCAGTACCAATATTGTCCAAATCTCTACGAACACCAGAAGTATAAAGTTTTCCATCCCATCGAAAGATACGAGCATCTTCCAAACCTACAAATTCCCATAATGGTTCATATGTATCAAATTCAGATGTGTCTATTTTATCTGTTCGTATAATCTCATAATTATCATTTAACTCCAAAATATAATTTACAGTTCTTAAATGTAAATCATTTTCTGGATGAACGTATGTTAATGGACCCCATTTATGTTGAAAAAGCTTCTTTTCAGAATGATAAAATGTATAGTTGACTGCTCGAAGATTGACTAATATTTTACCATTGTCTATGTAAATAGATGGATTCATCAATCCCAATCCATTATTTTTTTCTGCTGGAATAATCAATGGATGAATACTTCCACCATTTTCTAATGCAAGTTTTGCAAAACTCATAATGATTTGATCAATTTTTTATATTAGTTTGTATTTGGGATTATTTATTATCTTACCAAGAATGAATAACGACTAAACCATTACCACCTTTTCCACCAATACCTTGGAATGTTGGTCCTGATGCAAATCTAGATCCACCACCACCTCCACCACCAGAACCAAATCCACCAGAACCACCATTACCAGCAGTTCCGTTGGAACTTCCTCCACCTGCACCTCCACCACAAGACAATAAAGGTTGATAAATTTCATGACCTGCTCCACCACCAGTAACAGTACCAGAAGTGCTACCAGTACCACCAGTAATTGTTTGGAATATATTATAAACACTTGTCTGCGATGCTGGTGCAGTAATTCCTCCACCATTTAGTCCAGAACTTGTGAGAGCACTACCTCCACTTGCTCCACCAGATACTAAAAGTCCTGTGGTTGGATAAGTAATATCAGTTCCAGATGAAGCAGCACCATTTTGTCCAGCAAGAGCATTAAAATTTCCATAAGATGATAAAAGCATATTTGCTTGTGTTGCAACAGTAGCACCAGTTAATCCAGTACTTGCTCCATTGGCATAACAAATAGTATAAATTGCTCCTGTAGTTTGAGCAATACCAACATAAGAACCAGCAGCAGATATATTTTGAGCAGTGTTAGTTTGACCAACACCTGCACTTACATAAAGAATATCTGGAACAACATAAGTAGGAATAGTTAAAATTGTTACTCCACCACTTCCTCCTCCTTGACCACCAGTAGCAGAAGAACTGGAAACATAAGTACCATCACCACCTGCTTGAGCACCACCAATACAAGTAATGCGTATCATTTGAGTTCCTTTTGGTTTTTCCCATACAACCCAAGAACCTCCAGAAGTATTTGAAAATCCTGGAAAATAATCTATATTTCCGTTTTGTTGTTTTGGAAGATGTAAGTAATCTAACATTGTTTTTTACCAGCAACTGATTATAACTAAACCTGGACCACCATCACCACCAGTACCTCCTGTGGTTCCTGCACCTCCTCCACCTCCACCACATCCAATACCACCGTCACCACCTCTACCACCAACAGAACCGGCAGTTCCATCAAACCCAGAACCACCACCAGAACCACCAGTGAATAATAGAAGTTGTGTATTATTTACTCCTGGATTTCCAACACCACCAGCAAGAGAACCTGCAGTTCCTGCTACTCCACCTGTAAGTGTCGGAAAAATAGTGTATGTGGAAGTTTGTGATGCTGGTTCTGTGATGTTCCCACCAGCAAATCCTGCTCCCCCAGCACCTCCTCCAGCACCAGAAAGTAAAATCCCTGTAACTGGATAAGTGATGGAAGTTCCTACTGCCCCTGTTTGTGCTCCTCCAGTGCCACCAGATTGTCCTGCAATTGAAGTAAAGATACCTTGTCCTGACATTAATGCACTTGATAATGCTGAAACAGATGCAGCACTACCACCAGAACCACCACTACCAGCAGCACCAAGAGATCCCCCATTACCACCAAAAGCAACACAAACTGTATAAATTGCCGCATTACTTGGGACAATACTAACATAAGATGCACTGCCAGTAATTCCATTATTGAGAGGAGCACCACCAATCCCACCTTTACCAGAAGAAACATACAATATATCTGGAAGAAAAATTGCAGGCATCATTATAGTTGTTATAGATGACGATGAACCACCACCTCCACCACCTCTTGCATTAGTAGTTGCTGAAGAACGACCACCTCCTCCCCCAGCACCACCACCAATAGTAATAATCTTAATAAAATTTATACCTCTGGGTTTATTCCACACTTCCCATTGTCCTCCAGAAGAAGTGGAAAATCCTGGAAAGTAATCAATATAACCATTTTGAGGTTTTGGGAGATGTAAAAAATCAAGCATTTTTCTTTACCAAGTTTGAATAACTATTAAACCAGGACCACCATTACCACCATTACCACGAGTACCACCAGTACTAGATGCACCACCACCACCCCCTCCACCAGCACCAAAACCACCAGCACCACCAGTACCACCAGTACTAGAACCAGCACCACCACCAGAACCACCAGTAGAAAGAAATGGTTGATAAAGTTCTACTCCAGTGCCACCACCAGAACCATTAGTGCCACTAGATCCTCCAGTAACTGTATTGAATAAAGTATAAACGGCAGATTGTGATGCTGGTGCTGTAATGGCTCCACCATTAGTTGGAGTACCAGATTGAAAACATCCACCACCAGCACCACCAGAAAGTAAAATTCCAGTTGTTGGATAAGTGATTGCTCCCCCATTTCCAGCACTATTACCACCCGTAGCACCAAACTGTCCAGCTAAAGCAAAAAAATGTCCTTGAAAACCTTGTAATGCACTTGTTATTGCAGCAACGGACGCACCAGATCCTTGACTTCCACCAGTTGTCGATGATGAACTGGATCCAGTACCACCACCAGAACCAGCATTTGCATAACAAACTGCATAAATTGCTGCTGTACTTTGAGCAATAGAAACATAAGAAGCAATACCTCCAGTTCCAGCAACTGCCGAACTAGATCCAGGTCCACCACGACCAGAAGAAACATAAAGACGATCTGGAAGAAAAACTGCTGGTATTGTTACATACGTCATTCCTGCAGAAGCTCCTCCTCCTCCACCAGCACTATCTCCAGCTCCTCCTGTGCCACCTCCACCAGCACCTCCTCCACCTCCACCTCCAATACATAAAATTCGGATGAAAGTACAACCTCTTGGTTTATTCCAAATTTCCCAAGAACCCCCAGAAGTATCAGAAAATCCTGGGAAGTAATCTACTGTTCCAGTTAGTGGTTTGGATAAATGACCAAAATCAAGCATTAATAATCTCCACCAAATACAGTAGCAACCCAAGCAGTGTTTGCGTTTGCTGCAACACTTGTAGAAACCATTACATATTGATTTGATGGAATGGCAAAGTTTAATGGAATGTCAATTGGATATGATGATGCAGTTGTTGTTGGAGTTTGTGCAGCAGCATTAATCTCCTGATATAAGAAAGTATTTGCTGTTGTGAGTGTTCCTGTGTTTGTTGTTGCAATAGAAACTCTTAATGTTGCCGCAGCAGATGCAGTAGACATTGTGCTTTCTGAAAGTGAAAATCTAACTCTTTGAAGATAACTTCCATCTATACCTGGAGTAAAAGCAAGAAACACATTTGTTCCAACAGTTCCCGTTCCATCAGATGCTGTTTGAGCAGCACTAACTCTCACAGAAGAAACTCTTGGGGTTTCACTAAAAATTGGTGAGGTATTAGCAGGCATAATTTTTAATCTCCTTTATATTATTTAAGGCATAAACATATTATATGTAGACGCAACTACAAGTCCTATAGATGTTCCACTAGTAGAAATAGTAGTCCATTGAGTTCCACCTGTAGACGATTGAAGAACTTGACCTGGTGTTCCTGTGGAGTCTGTGGAATCTCTAAAAGCACCAGTAATTCTTGCATTACCTTGAACATGTAAAGTGTATGCTGGATTTGTGGTTCCTATACCAACACCAGTTGCATTAACTCTTACTCTTTCTGTATTGTTTGTAGCAATTTTAACAGCATAATCATTCAAAGAACCTAATGTAAGAGTACCACCAGCAGCATAAAGATAAGTACCATCAACATCTCCAAATACACCACCACCAGAGAAAGTGGTTCCGTTAATACCAAAGTCACCATAATAAGTTGTACCAGCAGTTCGGTCATTATTAACAATAATATCGGCAGAAGAACTTGCTCCACTATTTTTATTTTGTACAACTATTTGTGCATAACCATTTACATTGTGAACGAAGTTCGCAATGATATCAGTATCACTAAAACTCAGTTGTCCTATACCCAACAGACCATTCTTAGTACTTGTTCCAAGAGGAGCACCAGACAAATAAAGGACACTATCATCTGTTGATGCGTTTGCCGACAAATCTAATTGTGATGCAGTTACAATACCAGAAGTATTAATACTAGCAGTTGTGGAGAATCCAAGAGCAGTTGTAGCAGTAGATGCTGTACCAGTAAGAGTTCCTACAAAACCTCCAGTAGCAGTTATAATACCTGTAGTATCAATGCTAGCAGTTGTAGAGAAACCAAGAGCAGTAGTTGCTGTAGATGCTGTACCAGTAAGAGTTCCTACAAAACCTCCAGTAGCAGTTATAATACCTGTAGTATCAATGCTAGCAGTTGTAGAGAAACCAAGAGCAGTAGTTGCTGTAGATGCTGTACCCACAAAACTAGAAGCAGTTACAATACCAGAAGTATTGATACTAGCAGTTGTAGAGAATCCAAGAGCAGTTGTAGCAGTTGATGCTATACCAGTAAGACCTCCTATAAAAGTAGTAGCAGTTACAATACCAGTTCCACTAAACAGTCCATTTCCAACAACTGTAAGTGTTGATGTTGGATTTGTGGTTCCTATACCAACAGAACCAGAAACATAAGCACCACCAGATACTTGAAGTCTTTGTGATGCGGTTCCCGTTGTTGATACACTTCCTACTAATAATTCTCCGCCAGTTCTTGTAACTAAAATCTGTGCATCAGTACCTAAATTTGCAGTTGCACCGACACCCCATCCATTTGCATTACCAGCAAGACCTGCCCACATAGAAGAAGTACTATTTCTATATTCTGCTGCACTATTATTGGTTGCTATTCTTTGTATAATAAGTGGAGTTGCAACAGAAGTTAATAAATGTAAAGGTTTTTCTGGATTTGTGGTTCCAATACCAA